ATGCCGATCGAGGCCACCCCTGCCAACGCAATCAAGCCCCTCCCCCGCACCGTCACCCGCGAGCAGGACGACAGGGAGCCAGGCCAGGCCCTCGACCCGACCCGCTTTGATGAGGCATGGATTGAGCGCAAGCGGGCCAACACCCCCCGCCGTGACTGGGAGGCGATCTACCAGCAGGCCCCCACCGAAAGCGCCGGGACCATCTTCAGCCGCGACACCCTGCGGTTCTACGTGCTGCCCGGTCAGGAGGCCCAGGAGGGCGATGTGCTGCTGCCTGAGTACGGCATCCGCAAGCTGGCCTCAGTGGACGCCACCTTCAAGGATTCGGCAGGGTCCGACATGGTGGGCATCGGCCTATGGCTGCAGACCCAGGAAGGCATGTTCCGGGTCGATCAGGTTAACCGCCGCATGGGCTTCACCGACACCCTCAACATGCTTCGCCGCCTGCAGCCGGTCTGGGGATTCAATGAGCTGTTGATTGAGGACAAGGCCAACGGCCCCGCGATCATCGACTCCTTGAAGCGGGAAGCGGCCTATGCGGTGCGAGCGGTGAACCCACTAGGCGGCAAGGTGGCACGGGCTGAGGCTGCTGCGGTGATGTTCCGCCAGGGGCGCGTGTTCCTGCCGCGCCATTCACCCTGGCTAAGCGAGTACGTGGGCCAGCTTCTGGGCTTCCCCTCAGGCACCTTTGATGACCTGGTGGATGAAACCACGCAGGCCCTGAACTTCTGCGCTGGCACCGGCCCGATGCGGGTCACCACTGCCACCTATGGCCACGGCCTCCCGCAGCAGCAGCCGGAGCCCCCACCACCCCGGCGGCGGTCACCTATCCCCGGCTTACGATGACCACCATCTCCCCACCACAGCCCACCAATACCCTCCCGGAGCCCCCCAAGCGCAGGCGCAGGGAGCGCAAGGGTGCGCCGCTGGAGCAACCGGTCAAACCTGGAGCACCACCACGCACGGAGCTATCTGAGCGGCTGATTGTCGAGAACCAGGGCCTAGCCGAGGCAGCCGCTGCGAAGTGGTCGCGTCGCTGCTCCCGCCCCTATGAAGACTTCATCGGTCCTGCCCTGGAAGGCCTGATCAACGGGTGCCGCCGCTATGACCCCAAGCGGATCAACCCCTCCACCGGGCGCCCCTATGCGATCAGCACCTGCGTGTGCATGTTCATTGATGGGAGCATCAAGCATCACATCCGCGACCACGGCTATGACGTGAAGATGCCGTCAAAGTGGCGTGAGCACTACCCCCGTGTTCGCCGGATGCTGGCCGAGGGGCAGACGCTCGCACAGGTTGTCGAGGCCCTGCCGGTGTTCAGCCAGGCGGAGATCACCGAAATGCTTGGCGGCATGGTCGGCACCATTGAACTAGACGATGAGCTGACCCTATTCAGCCAGCATCAGCCGCAGGCAGCAGAGGCAGCCATTGCCCCGGCCCTCTATGCCCTGACCGAGGCCTCCTTCGCCAACCTTCGCCCCGCTGATCGCGGCCTCCTGGAGCGCTGGGCAGCCGAACCGTTTAAGCGCCCCTACCCATCGGGGCCCATGATTCAATTTCACAATCGCCTGAAGGCCCAGCTACGGGGCCGCACTCTGGAGCAGTTCAGGCAGGGGCTCCTTGGCCTTGACGTGCCCACCGTTGCCCCGGTGCCCCGTGAGCGCCGCCCCCGCCAGCCCAGGCCAACACCGGTCGAAGTGCTGCAGCCGTCCCTGTTCCCGCGCCGCAAGCCCCATCCAAAGGCTGTAAAGCTCTAAGGCGGAAAGCTCAGGCAGCAGGTCAGAGTATGGGCGCCGGTGAAGTCTGAGCATCCTGGAACCGATCCTAAATTGCCGAGTTATCGGCATCCAATCCTGCAGGAACATCAGAAAGACCTGGAGCGGGCTTTTGATGTTTGGTATTGCTTAAAGGATGAGGAGACGAAGAAAAAATACCTGCCGAAGGAGCCAGCGGAACCAGCAGGTGCTTATGAGGGCAGGCTGAATCGTTCGGTTTTCTCTGACTTCTTCAAATCTGGCATTGACGCCTTTGCTGGCGTGCTCAGCCGCAGCACCCTAAAAGATCCACCTCCTACCTTTGAGAAGGCGCAGGACAACGTAGACCTAGAGGGTAACAGCCTCACCGCGTTCTGGATGACCGTTGATGCGTTGTGCCTGCGGGATGGCGCGGTGCCGATCTTGGTTGAAATGCCTGATGGTCAGCCTACCGATGGCGCCAGTGAGGCAGCCCTGAAGCGCCGCCCGTATCTGGTCAATCGCACCCGTGCAACCTGCCTGAACTGGCGTACAGAAGTTGTTGATTCTATAGAAATTGTAACGCGCTGCACTTTTATGGAATGGGCAGAGGTGGATGACCCGGCCGGGGATTATGGGGTGATCTACGAAGAACGCTACCGGGTGATTGAGCCTGGTAAGTGGACCTTGCTCAAGCTCGTCAAGAAGAGCGACAGCAGCTTGGTGCTGGAAGAGGTGGCTGATGGCCAGTACCTGGACTCAAAGCAGCAACCACTGACCGTTTGCCCGGTGGTGTGGTATTCGGCTGAGCGCAGCGGCTTTGGGCGTGGTGGGCTGCCTCTGCGGCAGGTGGTGGCCCACAACATCGAGCACTATCAGATGCGCTCAGACCTGCGGGAGAAGACGCATAAATGTGCCATGCCGGTGCCCGTGAGGAAGGGAGCGCCGCCGCCGATGCCTGGCCAGGCTGCTTCGCCTCTGGTGATCGGCCCTAACACGGCCATCGATGTGGACAAGGACGGGGACTTCTTCTTTGCGGAGCCCTCGGCATCGTCTTTAACCGAGCAGCGCAGCCAGATCGATGCGGTGGAGCAACTGATTCAACGGCAGCTACTGGGCTTTCTTTATGGCGAAAGCAGCAGCGTGACCAAGACCGCCACCCAGGCCCAGATCGAGGGTGCCCGGACGCAGGTGAGTATCAGGGCGATGGGAGAGCGTAAAAAATCAGTGATGCAATCGCTACTTGCGATCTGGTGTTTGTACACCGGGGAAGAGCTGGCCGTGACTGCTGGCCTGACGATGAGCGAGAACGTTTATGACAAGCCACTTGACGCGCAAACCGCTGTGCAACTGATGAACTTAGCCGGAGGGGTTGAGTTGATCAGCCAGGAGAGCGCAGTGGAGGAGCTGCAGCGGGGTGGCTTTAACCGGGCAACGAACAGTGTGGAGGATGAGATGGCCAGGATCCGTAGGGAGCGGCCGACGTTGGGGGCCCCCACGCCAGGGCGGAACGAGCTGACAGGCGATGAGGATCTTGTGCCATGACCGCTTCTACCTCATCGCCATGCGAGCTTCCGCTCTATCAAATCATCAAAGACGGAAAGGTTCGCCTAATTAAGGACTGGAACATCCAGGACAGGTGTGTCCCAAGGGATTTTGAGAGTGATCTAGGCAGTGTGCCCAGGCTTTTTTGGTGGGTAGTGCAGCCAAACGACATTACGTTTGCCAGTATATTGCATGACTACGACTGGTTAGAGGCAGACTTCGGACGTTATAGCTACAAACTCGGCAATAAGAGCTTCATTAGGAATGCTTTGGAACTTGACAAGATTCCAAAACGTAAGGGCTATTTGTGTTATGGCGTATTGGAAATAGTTCGTCTTTACAAGTGGGTTAAATTTAAGCTTCTGCGGTCTAGGCTGCCTTCACCTTTGAACTAGGAAAGCTGCAGAGTACACCGATCGACTTTTGTGAATCATTATGCTGTTGTTGCCAAGTTGCTGCTGTCTGCTGTTTTGGTGACAGGTTTTTCAGGCCCAGGTTTTGCGGCTCCTAGAAAAGGAAAAAATGTTGTAGACAACTACAGCACAGGACCAACAGTAACCACTACGGTTGTCACAACTAGGGTTACCACCACTGCCCCCGCTCCCGTCACTTCCACACCAGTCAAGAAGTAATCCCCGACCCTGCACTGCCCCCGCTCAGCCGGGGGTTTTTTGATGCCCGCCATCTTGAGCCGGAAAGCTAAGCCGTAACAGCAGAGGCCCCATGACTGCGGATCATCTTTATGAAGCGATCAGCACCGCCATCTCCGAATCGCTTTGCAGCTTGTTTGAGGTGATCGGTGTGTTGGAACTGGCTAAGCAGGAACTGGTGCTCGCCAGCTTTGATGACGATTCCGACGATGAGGAGGAGGCGGTTGACGAAGGCTGAAATCCTTGCCGATGGCACTTTGGTGATCAAGGCTGAAACCCCAACTGAGGCATATGCGCTGAGGTGCTGGCACAACGAAAAGCCCAGTGGTGTCATGCAGTGTGACTGGGATATTACTAAGGCGATATCAGCAAGTGACTAACCCATGGCACTGGGCGACCGCATCATCACCAGCGTTGACAGCTACGCCGCCATCCTCGATGAGCTGGAGGGGCGGATGGTGGCCAACACCACCGCCATGCTCCGCACCGCCCTCAAAGGCGTGCTAAGCGACCTGAAGCGCCACTACGCCGCCTACCTCGCTGCCGTGGGCCCCGAGGCCCTCGACCCCGAGGGGAACCTGATCAGGGCCCCCGGTGCCTACAGCTCAGCCGAGGCGACCGCCAAGTACCGGGCCATCCTGCGTGATGCTCAGCAGTTCCTACCGCCTGAGGAGATCGCAGCCTGGCAGCGCCGGTTCACTACTGATCTGGTCGAGGCCCTATCGGTTGGTGGAGAAGCTGCTGCTGCCCTGCAGACCATCGTGACCGGCGCAGGTGCCCAGTTTGCCGGGGCTAACCCACTAGCGATCCGTGCTGCTACCCAGGCCGCTACCGCCTTCATGGAGGGCGAGGCCGCTCGCTTCCGGGACCAGATCGCCCAGATCGTCAGCGAGGGCGTGGCCCGTGGCTACGGCTCCAAGAAGTTGGAACGGCAGATTGTTGAAGCCCTGGAGGGCACAACCGACGCAGCAGGCAAGACCGCCCGCATGGGGCTGCGGCAGCGGGCTGAGGTGATCGCTCGCAGCGAGCTAGCCAATGCCTACGTCAAGGGCGCCATTGATCACAACCTAAAGGAGGGGTTTGCCTACATCCGCTGGGTTGCGGCCACCGATGAACGGGCCTGCCGGTGGTGCCTCAGCCGCCATGGCCAGATCTTCCCGGCAGATCAGGTGGTGATCCCTGCACACCCGCAATGCCGCTGCACACCGGTTCCCCTGCCAGCCGATGAGGTGGAGGAGGAGGATCCGGTGATTCGTGACACCCTGCTCGATGGGGAGTATTGGCGGGAAGCGCAGGACAGGGGGGTGAAAGCCCTGGCAAAGGCTGAGGGGATCAGCGAGGAACGAGCGCGGGGGCTGCTAGACCAGGCGCTACGGGCACCTACCGCAAGCGAGCGCTACCTGTTTCCCGATCGCAAGCGAAGCATCCCGCCCTCGGCGCCGTTGGATGCTCCGCAGGATGGGCGGACGTTCAGCGAGGCGATAGGGGAGCTGGCGGCTAGGAGGGCGGCGGCTAGGGGGTAAGCACTAACACTAGCTGTACCCAATATGAAGCCAGTATTGAGGTTTGATGCTCAACGGGGCAGGCCAAAACCCATGGCGTTGTCTCCTGGCCTTGGCGTCGTACCAGATCACCTCCCCTGTCTCAAGGTTGCAAGCCATGACCGCTGGTATGTGCCTTCCTATCTGGTCGTAGACGCTGGCCCCGTTGGGATACTGCTTCCAGATTTCAGAGGCGTAGGTCAGCATCGCCCGTGGTGGTGAAGGGGGTTGGGGGGTGGCGTCAGGCATCAATAGCCTCGGGCGGACGGCTAGGGAGAGGGCGCCAGTCACAGTCACCCGGCTGGCCATCGCTCAATCCAGGGGTATAAAGCAACTCCTCAACGTAAGGGTTAGGGGTGCGGTCATACAAAATGCCGTTTTCTACCTTGAGGCAACCAGCCGGCCTGCAAACCTCGCCAAACTCACGTTTGCCCACGGGTCGTACCATGACACCCTCGGCATCTTCACCGTCATATTCAATGCTCCGTCCTTTGTAAAGGAAGTAATACCGGCCGCTTGAGCACACGCCAAGCTCGCCTAAGCTGTTTACCACCCATTCAATTGGCTGCTCGGATTCATCCACTTCCCCCTGCGCTGGCGAGGCCACGGGGCCACCGTGGCAGCCGCTGAACCCAGGATGCGCCAGGATTTGCTCAGCCAGGATGGTAGCGCCTAGCTCGTGCTTGCCATCCACTTCCCTGATGATCTCGGCCAACCGCAGGACGTGGTCTGCGTCGGGTTCGGGAGGTCCAGCCGAGGCCGTGGCA